GTCTTATAATACACAGGTTCGGGTGTCCTACAACACGCCTACGTCCTGCTCTCCGTAGCCTCATCTCATTACTCGTTTTTACTTGCCGAGCCGCGGATTTTAAGCCGCCACTCTCTCTAAGCAAAGCCCTCGTCGGCTTACACAGACACACTCCTTATCGCTCCAAACGCCTGATCCGAATCGCAGGATCACAAGCCCAGCATTGTCACTGGGAAGCGGTTAGTACGGCGCGACGTACTCCACCCCTGATCCTCCTGGTCCCTCGCTCGTTGTAGGCAAAACTACAAGACGCAACGTGAACGGACAAAGTCTTACTCACGCCCAGTGCCGCCCGAAGGGGACTGATTGTGGTACCAGGAAGGTTTAGGAGAGTGGGGCGAGTGCCCTTTCAGCGTGGTCCCCGGAGGGCCGACTGCTATCCTCGAGAGTCAACGAGACTCAACTACGGGTATTACACCCACTATTTCTTAGCGTCCATAGCGGGCCCGACGACGTTCCGTGCGGTTTGGCACTCAGACCAACCGTACTCATACGCTGGGGGGGGTTCCGATTCCCGAAACAAGCTGTCCTGATCGAACAGCAAGCGATCGGGAATCGCAACAGACCGCACACCAACTTCTCGCGGTTGCTCGAAGGCTTCTCTCTCTAGCCTTCGGCGCCGATTCACATCACTTAACCTAGCTCCAAAAAACTGGGAGCCACGGAAAGTCACGGAGCGAACCGATCCACAAACAGGTTCAACCCTCCTGATGGAAGAAAGGGCGAGGCAGTACCTTAGTGCCGCCTTAATGCGACAATCGTCGAAGTTCATGGAAAACTTCCACGCTGCCGTCTCCCTTGCTGCCATCTGGCGGATCTCTGCTGTCGTCTCCTCCTCCGGCAACCGGGAAAACTCTTCGCTAGAAAGAGTAATCCCGTGCCCAACGGGCGGAGACGGAACCAGAACAGGCTCAGGATCGAAAAGAGCCAACTTGAAGAGTCCTCCAAGTCTCAATGCAAGTGCCCCTCGGAAACCAAGTTCATGAAGAGTCAATCTAGTTGACCGCAACGAGCGAAGTTTTGAGCGGAACCAGACCAACCCTGCGCGGAAGCGCTGGTTACTGGTAACACCTGAAAGAAACAAGGAGAACTCCCTGCCAAGCGAGTTCACGAACTCAGACGACCGTAGACGACCGAAACGCAATGTAGGCACGACCCGAAGGTAGCCACCTACAAAACGTAACAGAGTACTGTTCAAAGAACCGTACTCATCGTCAACAGAAGTCTTTGTTCGCTCGACCTCGAGCCCAAGCTCCCCAACCTTCCCCATCCACACGTCTGATACTTCCTTCGTCGATTGAAAAAGTATGTCGTCCCCGTTTATCAAACAGGGGGCCGATACCGTTTCTTTCCAGCTAAGCCCTGAGCTTCGTAAAGCGTACAAGTACGCAATACGATTCTGCAGGCAAAGCAGAGGAAAAGAAAGGTAAGAGCCCATCATCTGTCCGATGGAAGGACGACCTACATAATGTCTCGACGAGAGAGGGCAGCTAGATGGACCGTCGACCCAATAGAGGATCGGCCGGAGAATCTGCATCGCCCTCTCCTTGACAGAAGCAGGCAAAACAGTGGAAGAGGCAAGGAGTGTACCCAAGATCACTTCTGCGACTTCGATCGACAAATTGTCGGTAGCCGAAGCGTAGTCGCCCGATGTGAGAATACCCTTTCCTTGGTGGAACCCCGCTTTCGCAAGTTTCTCATCCGATACGTCACCTCGGGACAACCACTTACACCTAGAAAGGTGATTGTAGATTGTCTTGTGAAGTGGTCGGAGGAGAAGCTCATCAGATGAAAACTTCGTCAGAGGACGAGGTTTCCCAGCTGATTGGACGACAATCAACTCGGCCTCCGGAGCCGGGCGGTCAGGGCGGGACGGACCCTCGAGAGCTTCCCTAAGGAAACTATCGTGGTCAATCCCGGTACCTAACGCGCCCCCTTCGGATCGAGTTGAATCGGTTGTCGCGCTAAGCGGCGGAGATGTGAGGAGAACCTGCTCCTCGTAGCCCAGATCCCACCCTTTCGAAAAAAGATGGGATGTCTGCTGAGCTACAAATCGCAGGTAACCGACGGGGAGTTGACGTCTAGGTCGACGAACCCCCTCCACAAGCTTCTCCATCATAGGTCTAGACATGCATTCACATGAATCAGGAAGACCTTTCTTGATGGACTGCCAGGCCATAACTTCCTTGTGGTCGTTACTCGGGCAGGAACCTAGAAGCTTCTTTACCTGGCGGCTCTGTTCTAAGCAGTCGCCAGATAGGGAGAAGTTGGGGGCGGGATGTCCGAAGACATACCCCCAGTCAGCAAGAGCGCGGCGGACATACTTAGATGTCCGAGCTCGGAACGCGCGACAACGT